CTTTCCACTGCTTTGTAACTGTACCTAAGTCATAAGAGTCATCAATATTTGGAATGATACTTGAGTTAACATCAGCACCAAAGACAACATTATCTGCATCTCCGTCACCAAGTTCAATTGTACCACCGTTAAACGCCGTAGTACCAACAACTACTAAGTTGTTATTAATTGTTGTAGTACCAGTTGCCGAACCAATGCTAATTGCTGTACCTGCACCTGCAATATTAACTGTTGTAGCGTTATCATTAACTAGGCTAATAGAGGTCTGTGTAGTATCTAGGTTACCGCCATTTAGATTAATATCTCCAGCAACAGTAACTTCGCCAATTGAGGAAGTACCATCAATTGAGAGTGTAGTACCTCCTGTAAGATTTAGCTCACCAGCATCAATATTAATTGTTGATCCGCCAGTTGCTGAGTATGAAGCAGCAGAACCTGATGCAACCAATGGACCTAAGATTGTACCGCCTGATGCTGCATTAACAAAACCATCAACATATTGCTTAGTAGCAGCATGCAAAGGATCTGTAGGATCGGCATAAAGAGTGAGCATACCAAGCATTGAGTCGCCGTCTTTCGACAGGAAGCCTTCAGCGCCTGTTGCAAAGTTATCCCATTCTGGAAGAACCGCAGATGCAGGACTATCACCACCAATAATATCTTGGTTTGCAATATAAGAAGATGAACCAGCTTTAACTACGTCATCTTTAAAGTATTGTGTGCCTGAATCCCAGACTCCTCTCCAGCGTATGCCAGAGTTAAACTTTTGCCACTTACCTGCAGCTAAATCGACGTTAAAGTCTGCGCCTGCAGCGTGGGGAAGTAGTACGATATAAGTGTTACCACCATATGTAACTACTTCGTCTGTAGCATATTCTGTTAATGTTGCCCATGGACCAGTGCTCTTAATGCCTGGTACGATCTTATCCCATGTAGCAGTAGTTGTAGGATTAACCGCAGTATTAGTTGACTTAGCTTGGTATAATGAACCACCGTAGCTAATAACTTGACCAATAAAATATTCTGTACCGCTAGACCAAACTCCTAAGTAAGAGAAGCCAGCAGAGTAAATTGACCAGAAACTTTCGTTTGTGGGTACTTCGCCTGTAGACTCTGCAGTATTAAGGTATACGTTACCACCATAATTGACTAAGTCGCCAATGTAATAAGTAGTAGCGTTAGAATATATGCCTTTATAATCTGTTGCACCAGCTTGTAGTACCCAATCAACTAAATCTGTTGGATTAGTACCAAGTGTAGTTACTATAGCACGGTAAGAATTATTACCATATACGACGATATCGCCAATGTAATACTGTGTAGCAACGTCCCAGTTCCCAGAATAGTTAACACCGCCAGTAAGCAATTCCCAGCCAGCTTCGACTGTAGGAAGTACATTTGATTGTGTTTCACGTGATCGGTAGATTGAGTTACCGTAAACAACCAAGTCATTAACGTAGTATTCTGTAACTGCAGAGAATGTGCCTTGGAACTTAATACCACCAACATACAATTCCCAGTATGTTTCATTTGACGGTACATTACCGGTTGTTTCTAATTTAGCACGATAGATGTTAGCGCCATATGCCACCAAGTCGTTAGGTACATAAGCTGTAGCATCGTTATAAACACCTTTAGGACTTACACCTTCTACGAACTTATCCCAGAATGTAGCATTAGTTGGTAAGTTACCAGAGGTATCTTGCTTAGCAATATAGATTGAGCCACCGTAGTTAACTACGTCGCTCTTTTGATAGATGCCTGCATCGTCATAAATGCCTTCATACTGAATACCATCAAGGAATTTGCTCCAGTATGTTGCATTAGGAGGCGTAGTATTAACTGAATCTAGGATAGCTACGTAGACCACACCACCGTGTGCCACCGTATCACCAACCTTATAGTTAACTGCTACATCAAATTCACCCTGGAACTTGAAGCCTTCAATCATTAATGCCCAGCGAGAAGAGTCAGTAGGGAGTGTACCAGCAGATTTTAATGCATAGGTATAGACATATACATTACCACCGTACTTAACAATGTCATTCGACTCGTAGGTTGTTCCGGAAGCCCAGTCACCTGCAAAGTGAAATCTTAATTTACCTAAATCTATTAGTTGTGTCATACGATTTTAACCTGTAAATGTCCGTTAGTGCTCCATTGGAATTGAAGTGCATTTTGAGACCACACCCAATGCTTATATGCGTATTTATCAATGATTTCATCTTGTAAGTTTGGTAGTTGAACAGCTTCTGAATCATCGTCGATCATGTTAACTTCTAAGTTACCATTATCAGGATTCAATCTAAAACCATAGAATGTCTTATCTGCAAGGTCTAATCCTTCCGGATAACCATCTGCGCCTTCGATACCAGCCATTAATTAACTCCTGTTAATAGTGATAGAACTACGTCAACCGATGAATCAATAGAAGCAGAAGCTTTAATTGAATCTCCTACTTCTAATACTATCTTATTGCCCTTCATAATTTCATCACTAAAACCATTCTCTATTCTGAAATTCTTTTTAATGTATACGTCGTTAGATCCGTCATTAAATATAAGGCTAACTGGAACGATCTGATTGATGACATTTGACATGTTACAGCCGATTACTACAGTTTTTTCTGTAGCTGTAAAAATGGTACTTGGTGTAGTTCCAATACCTACTGCTGAAACGTTCGAGAATGCTGACATAAATCCTACTTTAAGATCTTAGTATATAGATACTATTTATACGAATTCTAACCTAAAGCTATGGCATAAGTGATAACATCGTCCTCAAAAGCTGCCAATCGTGTCTCTACCCATTGTCTATCAACAGGTATATGTGATTTCCACGTAGATCCATTGTAAACAAGATCTACCCTTACATTACCAACATCCAGATCAATAGTACTACCTGCTAAATCCCCATCTATAGAAGACGTACCAGGGTCAATAATAAGAGGATCTGTTGTCCAGGAGCCACCGTCAAATAATGTAACAAATGCACCAGTAGTAGGAGATGATGGGAGGGTTAAAGTAAATGCCCCAGCTGAGGTATCTGCGAGAAGAAAGTCTCCGGCGGATGCTACAAAGTTACTTGATATTCTGGTAATTGTTATACCAGATGCACCACCAACGGCTTTACGGGCAATAATATCAATGGCACCTGCATTATTTTTATAATACAGTATACCGTCATCATAGTTAATAGCAAGCTCACCATACTCAAGATCTGAAACTTCTGGCTGACTCGTTGGAGTCGAAGATTTTTTAAGTATAATTTTTGCTGCCATGGGTATCCTTTATTCTTCGGTTATATCTTTAACCTCGATCTTCTCCCATTTACCTATCGGGCATCGAGCTCCAGATAATCTCGTTTTGGCTGGCATAAAGCAGCCACACTTTTTACATACGTTTATATTAGGTATAAGATGGACGCATCTTCCACAAAGAGCAATTCTTCTTGCTACTTCGGGATGTCCTTTACCTTCTACTATCGACATAAAGAAAGTCCTTACTTGTATTTATAATTTATTTATTTCCAGGCACAGCTTTAACTGGTAATTTTTTAGCACCCCTATCGATATCTCCCCTTCCTTGTGACAGCGGCCGATATAACTCACGAAGCTCCTGGGTTTTCTTAAAGTAAGCATCCATTCTTTCTTCGACGTCATCTTGCCAATTGAAGTATAAACCTGACCATTTACATGCTAGTATGTTACCTAGAAGTCTTTTTGCTTCGTCGATTCCGTGGCGTCTTTGAGCTATAGTTAATACACGGGAAAATGGCTGGTATACCCCAGCGCCCTCTGACTGATATTTGGAAATATTTGTAACAACTTTACCGAGAGCAGCTCCAGTAATAGAGAATTCTGATGCAGTTGTAGTATAAACGTGTGTGCAATTCTCAAGTAGTTTTACACCGGAAGCATCCTTTGGTAAGATTTTATTCCATCCAACCCTACCAGCTAATCCGTGTACTGCATCTCCTACTGTTAAAGGATGTGGCTTAAGATAAACATCATCTGTTTCATTTATAAGTCTTAATACATAATCAACATCAGCTAGGTCTAAAAGATTATGGCCCGGCATAAAAACAACATGATTTATCCCCTGGTATTTTTCTTCTAGATCAAGTAGATCATACTTGTCGCATAAGGCATCAACAAAGTGAGAAAGAGCTTTCTCTCCTTCTTCCCCAGAATCTTCTTTAGATGCAAAATCAATTATTCTAGAGTTAATCTCTCTTGATTGAGTAGCAGAATAAAGACCACCTCCTGGGAATTCAGTATAGGTGTATTCTGAAAAGTTATTAGGTTGATTTGCTGAAACGTCGTAGGAGATGTAATAGAAATCCGGGCACTTACTACGGAGAGTAGCCTCCTGATCAGTAGCCCAGTTATTTCTTTTAGACCTTGAGATATAAGGACCTATCTTACCAGAACCAAATGTCTTTTCATCAGACATAAGCTGGTCAGATAGACGAGGAGCAATCTTAGGTTCGACCTTTGGCTCTTTTTCTCCGCTTGCTGGGGAATAGTTTGCATACTGGTCTAGATTTGTTTTTACTTCCATAGTATTACCTTATCAAAACAACAAAAACATTTTATTCTATAGTTATGGTACTAGCATCAATTAAGAATGGATCTTCATTAGAATCTGTAATATCAGCTAATTCTTGAGCCTTAGCATATAGAGTATCTATATTGTCTGTAGGAGTGAGTCCTAGAGCAGCCTCTCTTTGATTTCTAAGTACCATCCAATCTATTTGTCTAAGAACACGGTCGCGACGAGTGCGAAGGTAGTTCCACCGAGCTGAAAGGCGTGGCAATTTAGCTGCTTCGGGCACTTCTTCTAGTCCATAAGTTCTTACCCATTTACCTGTTTCAGGATCTTTTGAACAAGAAACTGCTTTAATAGCCATTTCTGCAGTTGCTTGAACATCGATTTCATCAGGACCCAATGGTGGAACCATAACATAGTCTGTACCAGCTAGAGTCATTTCAGTAATTCTAGCTGGTAGTGTTGTATTAACAAGAGAGTCGCGAAGCTCCTTCTCTGTCAACGGAAACTCTAAAACCTCATCAGTTTCTTTGTTTACTCTTGCGTATAGCATAGGATGCTCCTTATTGCGTGAACCAGGTCGTAGACCTAGAAGTCGTAAATGATGTTGTTACGTTATCGTCCGTGAGCCAAGATGTAATAACCTCTGTATCTCGCGACGTCTCCCTTTGAGTTAGGTAATCTGTATCATATGTAGTCGTAGTTTCACGAGTAGTCGGAACTTCATATGAAGTAGCACCAGTATTCTGTAAGTACGTAGTCGTAGTTGTACGAGAGGTACTCTGTGTAGTTGTGTAATCAGTATCCCTATATAATGTCGATATACCTGACTCGGTTGGATATGTAGTAGGTTCTAATTTAGAACTGAAAGTAGTTGAAAAACTAGTATACTGTGTTGTACCTGGAGTAAGAACAGTATACTGTGTCGGGTAAGTTGTAGATCCAGTATATTGTGTTACCCTGTTATTATATCCCTCACCCTGTGTAGGAACATAATACTCACTATCATAGGTGGTAGTCCCAGGGGTATACTCAGTAACAGTTGTGTTATCGTATATAGTATCCCTAGAGTAGATCGTAGATCTTGAGCTTGGGGGTACATACCCGCCAGATGGATTAGCCTCTACTACGGTTTCTGTAGTATTACAGATCAAAGAGCAATCCTGACATGCCGATGACAAATAAGAAACGTCTGTATATTGGTCAAGGGTATATCCTGAATTATAAAACACAGTAGAAGATACTGGGAAATTCTGGTAAGATTCATTAATTACAGTAGTATAAAGAGGCACTTGGCATGGTTCACACCGAGATTCGACATCTTGACAATATGCAACTACGCCTGGGTCCGAAGATGGATAACAGTCAAAGACCCCATTATCTGGATCAGTTTGACCGGACCCATAACCAGCAAATTCAGTTGTGGTAGAAAATGAAGTTACTGTAGAAACATACTGAGAAACATAAAAGGTTGGTTGACTATATGAATAAGCAGTTAGTCTCTGTCCGGGACTATAATAATTTACAGCAGGAGAGCATGATACAATTGAGCAGTTACCCGGTATAGAGTCCTGCCCAATAAGACTACCATTTACATCGTAGTAGTAACATCCTGATGCAGAAGACGGATAGTTGTACGATGTAGTTGATGTACTATATGTAGTAAAGAAATACCCAGTAACAGTTGTATTTTGGTCATAGTCTGTTGGTCTGGTAAGAGGTACAACAGTATAACTAGTATACGTAGTTGGACGTGTAACTGGTACACTATATAAAGTAGGATACGTATAGTAATAAGTGACATCAGTATTTGTTGGAGTAAATACAGTATACGCCGTTGGTGTAGGAGTATAACTAGTATACGCCGTTGGTGTAGGGGTATAACTAGTATACGCCGTTGGTGTAGGAGTAAGTACTGTATCAATCGACGTATTATAATTACCTTTAAACGTATCATTACTAGTCGGAGTATATAATGTAGTTACATCATATGCGGTTGATACAGCATAAACCCAAGATGTAGGAAAATTGGTAACAAAACTGCTTGAATACTCAGTATCTACACCAGGATCAGTAAATAGGGTATCGAAGGTAGTAGTAGTTATATTCGACGTAGGTGTAGGTGTATACCACTGGGTTATATAAGTGGTAGGAGACAGCGTAGGAGCTGAAGTAGTAAAACTAGTATTAGTTAGCCTAGATGTAAGAAAGCTAGTAATAGCTGACGTGTACTGTCCTTTTGGAGTACCTAACCAGAGTCTACGTGACATTATATTTCCTTATGCGTTTTGACGCCAAGCCTGAACACCCAACCAATTCGATCCATTATCGTATGTTTCTAAAATGATTAAAGTCTTGCCAGAAGCATTAAGAATAGGATAATTACCTTTGTCCCAAGTAGTTGTTGGTGGCCAGGTAATAGTTCCTTGACCAGGATTAGTTAGGTAAAAGTAAATAGTATTTACGGATCCGCTTACAAGATTTGTAGCAGTGAATGTAGTATTGCCGGTAATAGTTGCTGTAATAGTCTCACCAGCATTTAAGTCTAGGGATCTAACACCAGAGATGCTACCTAGATCTTGTTTTCTACCCCTGACATTGGCGTCGACGATATTACGATCATCATCGATAATCGTATTGCCTGATACCTTTATTGCCATCTTCGTATCTCCTAGAGAAACTCGGCTATAGGTCTTTTACTTGACTTTAGCTGATAACTCTTTAATTGCCTCGATGAGTATAGGAATAAGAGAATCATAGGATACTCTCTTGATCCCATCTGAACCTGTGTTAACAACAACTGGAACCACATCTTCTACCTGTTGAGCAATTACACCTATAGCAGGCTTAGAAGAATCTTTCCATTCAAAGTTTACGCCTTCTAATCTGTTTACCAGATCTAAAGCATTTTCTATAACGCTCACGTTTTTCTTTAAACTAATATCTGATGTTGAATTAAAATCTGTTGCTGATATTGTTGATCCAGCAATTGGGGCTAATGCAAAGCTAACGTGGCTCGTATCAATATCGATACCGGCAGAAGGCTCTGGGGTATATCCTTGATAGAATTTCCATGTACCCCCGTCTGTAGCATCACGGAATACACCAGTGTGTGCATACCCAGCAGCAGTGCCATCAGTATTATAACCCCCAGCTAATCCTAAGTCTAGATTGACATATGTCTTAGCATAGGTAGAACCGCCAGAGACGTAGGTGTCTGTGTTAGTAGAAGCAACTGTAACTGATGTTTCTGTTGTTGCAATAATTTCAGCACCATCTATATTAAAAGATGATGGTGTTACACCTTGAACAACAAGGAAATCCCCAACTACATAGTTATTATCAACAGTGTATGTTACGTTAGTTCCGTCACCAGATGCTGCAGTTAGAGTACCTGCAGTTCTTTGATTCACGTAAATCATGGTATCAGCAACACCAAGATTCTGTACGTTTACAAAGGTAGTTGTACCTGATACTTCTAGGTCACCATCAACAGTCAAAGCACCAGTAAACTGACCTGAGCCAGTAAACACAGGGTTATTAATAGGGGCTTTAAGATCAAGCTCAGTACTAATATTAGTAAAGTTGGTATCTACCTCGCTATTTAATAGCCGGGTACCTTTTACACTACGAAGTGTGAGTGCTACAGACATTGTGATTCCTATTCTTTATTTACTAAAGCAGTAAGTAAATTCTTGATGTCAGATAAATCGGTCTTTATATTATTTATATCCGATTCTACATCTACCATCTTGGTTTCCATATTATATTTAAAAGCTTCTTCTTCTTCTATTTTATTTCTTTTTTGAATATAATCAGAAAAAGCCTTATTGTCTTCGTTAATCACGGCTTTATTTCTTGTGTCTTTTAAAAGATGTTCGTGCCCGTCAAACGGTTTTACTTTAACTAGTGACATTATGCTAACGCTATAATCCTTAGATTCTTACACTTAGGTACAATTGCAGAATCTGTTGATGTAAATGCAATCTTAAATACGATGCTTTCAAAAGGGGGAAGATCGAGTAGCTCTACTTCTACCTCTTGGAATTTCTTATCTAGAGATACAGGCATAAGAGATACTAATTCATCAATCTGCTGGAATTCGTTTTCCTCGATATTATCGGATTCACCAACTAGACTTGTTTTATAGAATACTTTAATATTTGATCCCGCTGGTCGATTAACGTCCAACCTGAGGTTAATAGAGGTAGAGGGATTAACAAAGTCAATTTTACGAGTAATATACTTAGAGTATACCGAACCACCCGAAGGAGCTTCTTCAGCAACAAAGTTTCTACCGATTACAATAGTATATGTACCAGTATTTGTAGCACATGTACCACCCGAAATTCTAGTAAAAGATATTTCATCAGCATTAGAAGATATAGAGGATATACGATAAGTTCCGCTATTAGTAGTATTGGAATCTGTAATAGTTGCTATTGTTCCAGGTACTAATTTGAGTGCAGCATCCTGTTGTGCCAATGGGACTGTAAGTATACCAGAGGTTGACGTAGTAGATGTAAAAGTTACAGAAGAAACAGCAGTCATAAAATTCGTATAATCTTCTGCTAGAGCATTCTCACTTGATTCGTCAGGATTGTTTATTAGATTCTGCGCTGTTAGTACACCAAGCTGCTGTTGATCAATTACAGGAGATAACCTAGTATTTTGAGACGATAGACCAATCCTATAACTAAACGAATCTGCTCCAGATAGGTTCTCTGCTTTAGTAACAGCGTTAGCAATAATTCGGGATTTAGCTAGTTCTGTTGTTCCAGGATCAAGAACTGTATAGTCTAAATCCTGAGAATAATCGGAGTAGGTACCTTTAAACAAATGCTGTACCTGAGTAGTTGTTTCTTCAATTTTAGCTGTAATAGGATACAGTGCATTAACTACAATATTTTCAGTAGCGGTTACACGAGTTCCACCAAATCTAGCATCAGCATTAGCTGCTGTCGGAAGAGTAACAGTATAACCATTAAGACTAGCATTCGATATAGCTAGAGGAGTATTCAATACGTTTGTAAAGTCCACCCCGTGTATAGTACCAGTTGTACCAAACACTTTATCTACTTCTGCTATTCCAGATAGCTTAACAAATGAACCATTAGTCATACCATGGTTAAAGTGATATACCCTCATGTTAGTAGATCCGGAAAAGGTCTGGCATGGATCTTCTTCTAGAACTTGTGTTTCCATAGCTGCAGTATTAACATTAAAGTTAATATTACCAGCTGCGGTTGTATCAAACTTAGCGCGGAAGATAGAAAACTTAAGATCCTGCTTTTGCTCTGGTGTCCAGGTTGAAGTATTCTGTGACTTGAATAGGGATCCAAGATAAGGCTGCTTAATAATTCTTTTACCAGTAATTAGATCTGTAGTATCTAGCTCAGATATAAACACGGTGTACTTCTTTGAATCGGATCCGAGACAAAGAGCATATTCACCCTTTTTTAAGAAAACTGGGCTATCAAATCTTACAATAGTACCAAGAGAGCCATCGGCTGAAGTTGATATATTTTTAGGATATACAAATTTATCCGATAAAGGAATAATATAATCCCCAGGGAATCCATCCTTCATTTCTCTAATCTGGATCCTCATTGGGGTCTTTCTGTCTATATTCTTAAAGAATAATTCTACCTTAGTAATTACACAGGTCTTCTCAACAAGAAATGATTGAGCTAAAGGATCTACGACATTATACGACATTTATTAACTAGCCTCGTTTATATTAAGCTTCCGCCTTCGACTGTATTATTTATAAGAAGCCTAACAGCCTCTTTTGCCCAGCTTTCATCAATGCCAGGGTTGTCGATCTGTGTAGCATATGTTACCGCTTGAATTGCAATTTGATTAGAGATGTCTTCTACATTAGAGCCTTCGACAGTATTTAGATAGTTTGTTACAGATGCATCAGAGTCTGCACCATATCCTCTAGCAACTCCAACCTCGATCATAGTCTTAACTGCAAGTCCTAGCTTTTCAGCATCTTCGTTATATGCGTCAGGAACTTGGGTTGCATCAGCATATCCATCGATAATGTTAGATCCAGATGTTGTAGCATTTGCTAGGGTTTCTGCTGTAATACCTTGTGCAGCAAGATATGCTTCTGCTTCTATTCGATCCGATTCTGTCATATTAGAACCAAATGCATAGTTAAATATACCGTTAATATATCCAAGTGTATCTACTACTTGAGATCTTGGAGGATCTAGATCTCCATCATCGTCATCATCAGGATCAAGATCTACGTAAGTTTCGATGTAGATTGTATCCTTAGGAACTGTGTAGTTACAGTAGTACTCTGAATCGGATTCTATTAGAACTGCAGATTCTCCCCAGTTGCCATCAGCTATCATTTCATAGTAATCATAACCACGACACTCATAACGGTTATGAGTACCAGCTGCAATAGGATCGGTAGGATCGTATGTTTCAGCAAGATCTTTTTCTTCCTGTGTAACGACTTCACCCTCACTTTCACGCTCAGCAAGTACTACCGGGGTTACATATCCGCATTCTTCTGAACCGTATTCTTCAACGTTCTTATATGTTCCCCCGACCCCATCGTGATATTCTACATACTTAATAAATCCTGGCTGGAAGCATTCGGTATTACCAGTAGGAGTACCAGCAGCTGGTACATCATCTACATACTTACAATCTTCAACGTTATTTGCTTCGATTAAGGATTGGTAAGTATTACAGTCTCCTGTAATATAGTTATATGTACCATCGAAATATTGTCCATATAAATCTGTTCCATTCTTACAGAAAGTTTGTGCTAATGTTCCAGCAACGTCGCATGGGTTAGTAGGAACACACTGACTAGAACCTGTTTCGGTAATAACAGTTGTTGTTGTACAATCACCATTACCATCAGGACCCGCAGCAACTGTTGCCATTAGATTAAAGCTAACATCATCACAGTAAGTATCAAGTATGGTTCCACCTGGTGGACAAGTTTGCGTAACTGGTGGAACTGGTGGTTCTTGCGGGGTTCTTGTTACAGTGGTAGTCCCGGTCCCAGTTGTAGGCACAGGAGTCTTGTATCCGCATACCCCAATATTTTTTGCTTCTATTAGAGTTTCATATGTACCGCCAGATCCATCATAGTATTCGCCATATAGATCAAATCCTTTGCAAGATTTACCCTTAAGCTTACCACCTTCGAAGTAGTTTGTTCTTGAAGAACTTTCAATAACAGGCTTACTTGTAACAATGGCGTTTCTTGTTGATACGATCTCGTTTTGTATATTCTGGAGTTCGCCAGAAGAGGTAAACGTCATTTCTGCAGAGGTAAACTCGTAAGTAGGATTGTTTTCAAAATCATCTGTCATTCTGATAATATATGATCCGGTATTAAAGTTATACTTTTCTGCAGAGTAATGGAATGTACCCTTGAGCTTTCCATTATCATCGGTAGCAATCATTCTTCCTTGTTGACCTATAGCATTAATAGTAGTCCTGGTATCCCCATTTACAAGATCATGCTCATATAGCATAGTTGATTTACAATCTGCTGTAACATCAATATTATTAAAGAAGATATACATGCGAGTATCAGGCATTAACCCCTCAGCCTCGAAGTTAATAGCAACATCGCGCATCTTAGCTATAACAGAGGAAGATCTAACAATATCATGTCTTGTTTCAGTTGTAATCTCTTCTGTATAAGTTGTTTCGGTACCGACTCGAGTCCCGATTTCTTGTGTACCTTGATATGTACCAAAGTGAACAGTTTCCCATGCTCCCCAAACTGTTCCATATGTACCTTTTGCTTTTGCATCAGCAGTAAGCGACGAATAGTTATCAACGGATACCGGGAGGTCAGGAAGGCGAATAGTATCAATCCATATATCAGATTGCTTACCTTTCATCTTACCGCGGAACGACACTACATCGTATGGATTTAGATTTTCTACTTTAGAGGATCTGTTATTAGAGATCATCCTTTCTTCCGTATATGGAAGGGTGTAAAGATCTCCAGTTTTAGCATATCCAGCAGCTGTTCTTTCAGCGTCTGTGGTTGCAACCTCTTTTAAAGTAAATGCTTCGGTCTTACATAAAGGTCTAAGCTCTTTCTTATCATAATCGATTGCAACACCGTAGTCAGGATTATACACATCGCCAATACCATGACCTTGGAATGAATCTACAACAAAGCCATTCTTAAACTTATCAAATCCATTAATATCTTTAATCTGATAGTTTTGTGTATCAACCTCAAGCTGGTTAAGAGAGGTATAATATTCGATGTTCTTGATTCTATTCTCAAGTTTACCAATCTGACGCATTGTAAATCTACGGTTATCGATCTTAATAATATCAATATCAGTTGATAAGTTAAATACGTATGGCTTTTGCTTAAGAATATAGAGAGCCATTGAATCTTCAGGGGTAAGAGGCTCTTTAGCTTCAAATCCGCTTTCACCCTTAATTACTTTAATACGTCCATCGCGATTAATAACAATCTTATCTGTTCGAGGTAGGTAATAATCATATGATGTAGTAATATCATTTTCAAAGTCTGGGAATTCCCCTACACTTGCTCCAGTGCCAGAAAATCCAGTACCTGCATCGTTAATCTTAGGACGGAAATCCAAACAATCTCGAAGTACGTACTCATTACCACCTAAAATAAGGGTAGGAATATCCTTATAATCAATAGAATATGAATCAACAGAGAAGTAGTCTCCTGTTCCATGTGTAAAGTAATCGAAGGTAATACGGATTGGCCCAGTAGGAGCATTTGATCCTCTCTTCAATCTAAGAGAACCTAATCCATAGTATGTTGCCTTTTGACCATTGTCAAGAGTATATCGATTAGTGATATCTACTTCTGTTGTGCTATTATATGTTGGATCTCCAAATACGCCAGTTGTAGTCATCTTAACAGATACTAATCTATAGATGTCTGCTTTACCTAGAGAGATACTCTGAGCTGTAGATGTTGCCTCAGATGTAATGTCAAGCTGGTGGTTAGACACTAAGGTCTTAATCTTCTTATCAGCAGCTGATCCATTCTTTGAGACAGTAGTAACTAGCATAACTGTTTCAGTAGTATATCCTTTAGCTGACACATCAACTGTAAGTACAGAGTTAGATGCTCCTGAAATAGTTACATCACCCGAAATATCAACTACATCGCCATTGGCAACATACATTTGCATATTATCAAAAGAGAATGATGAGAATGATTCGTTAACACCAGCATCTACCTGAACTACGCCGTTTGTAAGTGTTCTCTCGAATATTCTTCGTGTCTGATATATGGTATCTACGCCAGTAGGGTCAATTGACTTAACAATATTAACTGGTAACGGGAATATGTAAGAATTCTTATCAGTATCCCACAACTTAGATTTTACAGATGAGAATATCGAGCCAATCCGATCTGCATTAGCTGCAGGAGATACGCTAATTGTTGTATCATTTGTAACAGCGGTAACCCTGTGTGTGGAACCACCAACGTTTATATAGTTACCTATAGCTAGTTCTGTAAGGAATCGCGTACCAATACCCTGAATTGTATTAGAAGCATTAGTAGTTGAAATAGTACCTGTTAAATTAGCTAGCTCCTCAACTACATCAGCGGTAAAGTCAGAAGAGTATACTGAATTAATATAGACTATTTGCTTGGCATCGTTTGTAAACGAAAATCCAGTTTTCATCTTAATATCAAAGAGATAAATGTTATACTGAGCAGTAGTTGTCCCTGGTGTACCAGAGAAGAATTCTGTATGACGAATACGAGCAGTACCGATTGCTACTCCCTCAGGTACACCCGGGGTAGAAGTAAATTGGCTGTATATTTGTACTTCAGGAAGATTGTCTATTTCTTCTGATACGCCATTAAGATTGGTAACACGAACGTAATTACCAAATGGGACATAGACTGATCCTGATTCTACTGTTGTAAAATCTCTTGCTTTATCTGCCGGTATAGCTGCGGTCTTAAGATTATCAATCTCATATCCTTTAACATAAGCCTTACCAGGAGAGATCTTATTAATAAACTTATTTGCATCACCACCTTCTGCAGCGGTATAATATCCATCGTTTTTAGAAAGAGAAGTTCTTTTATGTTCTAGTAGAGTAAGATCATATGGGCGAACTACATAGTCTCCTGACTCATCGTATGTGCGACGAGCGAGTGTGTCGCCTAGAATATTGTAAGCAGTACTCGTTATAGCAGATATAACTTTTTTATTCTGTATACGAGCGATCTCTACAAAATCCGGATCAACTATGTCATCTGCTTGGAAAGGCCTGCTTGTAATAGTAAGGGTTACATTAAGACGATCAGCACCTGGAGCTGCATAGTTATAAGATCCATTAGCTGGATCATTTAGGCTAGCATCATCTGTAAATTGTTTAATAGATTGCTTAACATCAAAGCCAACAATAAGAGATGTGATTGGGCCATACTTGTTTAGGATTGCTGTTTGATCAGCAAAGTATACAAAGAATCCGCCAACGTAAACTATTCCGCTTGTTACAATATATGCTGTTCCCACAGCGTTAACAGATGTTGCTGCTGTTGTAACAGAAACTGTTTTATCTTCGCTCCATATTAGCTCAGATTGGGCAAAGCCAGATTTCTCTTTGCTTTTACCAGAGTTCAAATATTTAATATAGATTGTAGGTGGATCGCCAGATTCTGTAGCCTGGGTTGCATTTATAACCTTTGCTTTTAAGCCCGACTTTACCCCATATACATCTTGACCGATTAATGACAATACACTAGAATCTGCATCAGCGGCTAGCTTAACTGAGTGATACTGATTATCCAAGGTCTGATGACCTCCCTGAATAAGAGCACCTTCTTTAAAGATATTGTCACCAAAAGATTTAATCTGATCCTGAAGAATAGATTGAATCTGCGTCAATTCTCTAGCTTGTACAGCAACACCTGGCTTAAATAAGATCTGATGAAACCCTTTGGTCTTATCAAAGTCATCATAATACGGATCAGTGTTTAGATTTATTGCCATTAACTTATTCCTAAAATTAAGTCTTATACCAAATATTTATAATTAAAATTTGATGAATGATCTGAATGTTACAGTTTGTTCCTCAGAAGATGTAAATGCTAATCTATTATCAACGAATAGTATTTCACCGGTTCTTTTATTTACTTGAGGATCTGTTACAGCAGTAATTGTAAAGTTAGCAGTATCTGCTTTGTTATTAAAGATATCACCAATTACTGGTATTGTTCCATCTAACGATTGTACAAGCAATTTGTTATCTTCGCTTGATACAGTTCTAAGAGATTTAGTCCCTGAATCGTTTGAAATAATATCATCTTCTGGGAAAGAATCACCAACTAATGTACCTTCTATAAGGTAACAGGCTGAACCAGATGCAGTAATATAATAACGTTTAGCATCAAATTGCTCAATGTCTTTTATAATACCAAACTGTCTATATTGGTTATTAACTAGCATACCCTGGTTTAATTCATTTTCAAATGAAGTATAGAAACAAAGAGTATCTGCAATTAACTCTCTAGGAGCATTAAATCCGTGGCCATACTGAGGAGAAATAACCGCGCGAGCTGCTGCGGTTTTTAGACCTTCTGAAGCTATTGATACATCTGCATAGGTATATCCAGATCCCCTATTATTAAGGGTAATTTTAGAAACTGCTCCATTAACGTTTAATGTTGCAGTTGCAGTCGCTCCAGTTCCATCACCTGTAATAGTAACAACAGGAACAGAAGTAAACTGGGTACTCGATCTGGTAACAACAATCTGTGATATATCACCATCTACAGTAAGGGTCTCGACGTCTGCTTGCTGAGAATCTAGATCTCCCGGAGAAGAAAGGACTAGATCAATATCAGCACCAGTACCTGGATCGAGAGGGCCCTTTGTTACAGATAGTGTTGCAGTAGTATAACCTGTACCAGCATTATCAATTATTAAAGCAGTAATTTGACCATCTTCTATAACAAGTGAAGCTGCACCGTCTTCGCCATCACCCTGAATAACAGCATACGTTTCATCAGGATCATAATCTTGGCCAGAGTCATTTAGGATATAGCCAGCAATAGTTCCAGCAGAATAATACTGGTTCTTTACTTTTTTAATAACTGGCATATAGTTCGTTGTTAAGAACTTATTGCGAAGAGCCAAAGGAAGATAATACATAAACTTCCAGATATACCCATCTGCTGTTGTTATATAATCAACGTCATATCCGCTTGGCTTAACTGTTGATATACCACCGCTATTATTTTCTATGCACTTGTAAACATTAAAATCTTCTGTTAATACGTAGAAATCTTCTTCTTCCATAATAACATCAGTATCGTCATAGGCATCAAATACTCTTGAAGTCCAATCGATACGACGAGTAATAAAAGAAACGTCATTAATGTTTATCTGCTTAATCCCGATCATGTTGTTACGGGATTCATTTTCTTCATCCATATTATTTAATGGATTAGGTGCATCCGCAATAGATCCTTCAAAATCCCATGGCAAAACCTTACCAAGATAGTAATGGTAGTTTGCCGATCTATTCTGAATCTTTTCGTAGATCGATTCAGCCATCGTATGATGGAAGTTGGGTCTAATTACAGCAGACATAGCTTAGTCTCTATTCTATTAAGATATTGTAATTGTCCAGGTAATAACCATTGAGTCATCCACAGCCTTATTTACAACAAGGAAAGTTGTTCGGCAAAGCAGATCACCAAGGTTTGCACCAGCATCATTAAAGATACCAGCTTCAGTAATTGCACCAGTACCTGTACCAGGCGGATATGTAGCAACATATGTAATTACGTTATCTACGATATCGTCTGAATCAAGAGCAACACGAGTAAGCTCAGTTCCTAGAACAGTATCAGAAAGAGTAGCTGCAACTGAACCAGAACCTACAGCCATATGGCTCATAACTTGGATCTGTGCATCATCGTTCATACGTGAGGCAATATAGTTCCGTCCGGTCTGTACGACCAGGTTTGGAATGTTTACCTTATCCTTAAGTTTACCGTCTGGGCTAAAGATCTCAATAGCGACCTGACCCTTAGGGCTAACTTGCTCGTTCATTAATGGCATTTTCTTCTCCTAGGTAAATGAAGTTAATCCTTCGGAATAATCTTCAGCAAAATAATCTTCAGCGTAGATATCACCTAATATCTCTATTACGCCGGAATCATTACTATTTATGACTTCTGTAAGCGGTTTTGCGTAACTAACTATAGCAAGTTCTGATATAGCTAAATTCTCTATTAAAGCCTTAAACTTAGTGATTGTATATGTTAGTTCGTCAGCTGTAAGTGCTGTATCACCCAGAACTTTATAAAAATCTTTATATTCTGAATCTGGTTGATTTACGATTTCTGAAACGTTCTTATAGAAATCGTAGAACCAATCAGTAGTTGAAGCGTAAGCTACATCCTCGCGAGGCTTATATAATGTCCAAATGTTTAGATCAATTGTATCGATAACATCTTCTTCGCGATTGGTAAAGTAACGACGTAAGAGCTCGAACGCACGAGACATATCGAAAGAATTATTAATCTCAAACTCACCGAACATAGCCATGCCAGACGGGTGAACTGTCTTATTAACGATATCTTTATAGTTGTCAAACTGTTGAGATGATCGGATAAGATAAGAGAACTGCTGATAAAAGAAGTTATCCTGAAGATATATATCGTCCGATAAGAAACCATTATTTGTAGAATACTCACCACGATACTCTGCCAGCACCGACTCAGAGAATTTTATAATAGCTCGTGTTGGATAGGTAACCTTATCAGCATCAGGATCTGTTGAGATAACAAGATCAACCCCACCCACAATTTCTGATCGGGGAACAATCATTGCATAGAACTCAGCAGAGTATCCTACTCCAAAGTTAATAAATTTAATATCAGCGAGCTCGCCTGTTAAATCATTTACCTCAGTTACTTTAATCTTAACGCCTTGCCCAGCTGATTCTAAAATATCGACGAACTGAGCAGTCTCAAAACCTGAACCTGGATGATATATCTCATACTTGTTAAGGGAGTTAACAACTGTAGCCTTAACACCATACTGATCTATTGTTGCTAATTCAGTAACTCGAAGGGTGTTATTATCTTTTGTTATAAAGATCTCATAAAAAGCCGTTTCTTCAACTCGGCGTATTCTTTCTACTTCGACCTTAACAACTCTATCTGGGGTAGTTACATCAACAATGTTAGCAAAAAGATCAAAAGGATTACCTTCAGTAACCTCAATAAAGATTGAATTTTGTTGGATCCATCTACCATCTGATGCTACAAGAATTTTTTCCTTAGGAAAGGATATATCGATATCGGTATCATATAAGAGTCTAAAAAGAAGCTTAAATGATTCGACTGAGCCTTTCGCTTGATAAAACTGAACTATATTTTTATATAGGTTAGCCTTATCAGCTGTTAATTGAGTAGTAAAGCCAGCGCCAATTTCTTTTTCTACCAAAGATATAAAAGCATCAACAACTGTATCAACGTCTCTATTAGAAAGGATATTATCTATTACATAAGAAGGACCTTGCTCCTCATGCATAAATCTATAATATTCTTTTATAAACTCGATCATTCCTCCTGCATCAGCTACAAGCTGGCGCGGGATTAGCGATTCGATTTTACTCGATTCTATATTAGATCTTTTAGTCATTAGTCGTGTCTGCTAAAGGTGGTGTAAGAGGATGCTCCGACCGAACCGAGTGTAGCAATAGTATCTTCTTCTCCCACCACAGTAATGCCAGGGGTTTCATCTTTCTCAATAGATACTAATTGGTTAAACTTAGGTGCTATATCATTTGAATCCGGATCTACGAAGATAAGGATAACTCCTATAGAATCTATTTTAATCTGTGTTAGGTCAACCATACCAGTAGTAGGCGTGATTGTTCCTGCTGAAGGATTTATAATAGCTTTTGTTGAAGCATTACGTATCTGCACGATTCGATTTGGATATACATCAGATGGTATATCAGTTAACTCACACTCTTGGCCAGAATAAGTAAACTTGGAAGAGGATATAGTCTGCTGTGTTGTAGATGTCTTGTATATCGGGGAAGAGAACTTAATAGCATAATCTCTAGTATCCCCTGTTATAGGTGCAACATGCTTGTGCATCTTTAAACGAACAGTAGAGTTTAATATACCTTTATCAGCATTATCAATTGCTTTAAGCAACTTAGAAAATCTAAGCACACCATCAAATTTTTCTAGATTAACATCGTTATAATTTATAATTGCATCTTTAACTGCTATTTCTAGTTGGGATTTACTTCGAGAAGTATTATTTGGATTGTACTTAAAGAACACATCCATTGTAATATATGTAAAGTCTGGGTTAACAATTTCTGTTGTAATTGATCCTACATTTTTAGTAGAAAGAAATCTATTTACTATACCTTTAGTAGTAGTCGATAAATAGTCCCCGGTTTTTGGTTTAATTGATATAAACACTTTACCGTATGTTGGAGGCTCATTTACTTCTCCACCCCATACAGCTATATCCTCAATGAAATCATATTCCAGTTTAAGTATAGCATCGTAGTCAATAGATGTTACTGCACGATTTTGACTCTGGAAAGCTTTAGGAGCATTAAATCTAATTGAATCTATGTCCTCCCGATCTGCCCCAGAGAATGTTTTAGTAAATCCTTCAGATAGAGTAGCTGTTGCTCCGGAGAATCCGTTAATAGTAGCGTCAGTAGTAAACGATGATGCACCGTTTGCCTCTTCACCATTAGTTTTAATATAAGCTATATCTACTACGTTACCTGTATCTGGTTTACGACCTATAACATCATCTCCAAAGTATACTTCATATTCCCCAGAATATCCTTCCTGTAAGAAATATACACGAGAATCAGATTTAACATCCAATATATTATTAAAATGAGTATAGACCTCGGAAACTTCTGATGTTGCTGACTCTCGAACAGCAACTACGAGGGTAGAGGTGTCAACCTTATTTGTAGGTATTTTAAATTTTTGATTTGGGATCTGTCCATTTACTCGATATGTAAAGGTTTCGATTTCACCCTCAAAGATTGATACGTTCTCGAATACATAACGATTAGTAACATTCTTAGATGCAGTATAAGACTCGTTAGTTACAAAGGTATACTGCTTAGATCCGATTAAGCCAGAAAATACAGTTCCACGTGGCATAGTAGCAGTTGTAGAAGAAGTAGAACTACCAATAACAGTAACGTCAATTTTTGCTTCAGAGGACTTTGCAGAACTTGGCACATATCCTAATGACTTAGCATGGGATACCACGTTAGCGCGCATCTGTGCTGTATCTAGGAAAGCCTCATTTGCATTCGCGTGGGCGAGCAATGCATTATATTGAGTATTATATGCAAGAATATCAAGTAGTACTGCCATACCTGATCCATCGAAATCATAGTCAGCAAACTTATCTTGTCCTGAAAGATAAGCCTTTAGATTGACCTTAATTTGGTCAAAATCTAATTCAGTTACGTTCTTAATGTTCGCCATTATCGGATTCTCTCTAAGTAAATATCTATATCCACTAGATCAGGTACGTTTAATATCTTAACTGTTACCGAAACAAATACAGCATTTTCATCTGATTTGTCTGTTATGGATATGTTTGCAAGTGCTACCCTAGGTTCGTGATAACGGATAGTCCGAGCAATCGATTCGTTCATAGCTGCAACTGTAACAGGATTAAAGTTTTCAAATAACTGATCGGTGATTCCACAGCCTATAGTCGGTTGAAAAAGTCTTTCACCATATCCAGTAAGAATAAGGTTTCTTACAGAGTTCTTAATAGCAGCTATATCTCTTAATGGCACCAAATCACCTAAATTAGGATGGGCCTTAAACCGAAGGTCTAGATCTGAAAAGTCCCGCGTACGTGCGACGACGGATGCGCGTTCGTTCTCTAAACTTTTATCTGATAGAATTTGTGTGCTCATAGTATCTATTTATACCTATTTTATCTATTTCCGCCTGGAGCTGTTGATCTTCCTGTTGTATCATGTCCAAAGTGGAAGTGAGTCGCTAATGTTGGATTTGCTCCAGCAGAAGTAGACACGTCACCGACAGAGTGCGTTGTACCCTGAATATTAAGGTTACCAGTAATGTTAACGTTGTTATTAATTGTAGTATGGTTCGATGCTGTTGTAGATTGCGCACCGCTAATTGTTTCGGTAAGATTCGATCCAACATTTAAATTCATATAAGAACCAATCGTTTGTTCAAAGTATTGGCCGACGCTGTGCGTCATGTAACCATCAATCTGATGTATAGCATTTTGCTTAACCGTTTTAAACTCAGAGCCATGAATAACCTGCGTTGAGTTACCATAGATGTGTTCTTCTTTGTTACCCTGTATCTCAGTATTGCAGTTACCTACAACAAAGAGATTACAGTCACCTTCTACAGTTACACGTGATGTACCTTTGATATTCACGTACTCATCGCCAAGCGTTACTTCATAGTTATCCTTAACAACTTTAAGCACACGTGATCCATCAGGATGTATCTCATAGAACGTGCCTGATCGATGATGCTCTTTAATACGTTGATAGTCAGCAGTATCGTCTACTTCAAAGACGTGACCTGACTCTGATTCTGTAACTTTGTTAAATGGATATTGTGGTTTAGCTGGTGAAGGAGGTTCATCAAACTGAAATATATTAACAGGATCGGTGTCTTCACTTGCTTCAAGAGCAAAAGGTTCTGCCTTTGATTTGGCTTCAACATAACCTAATGTTGTATTTGCATCTGAGTTAGCTACTTTACCTACACGAATAGTCTCTTGATTTAAATTCGCCTGTGTAGCTAATCCACGAGCTGCTTTATTAACATCAGACTCGTTTAAATAGTTTGTCTCGGTCTTATCAGTTTTCTTAGGATATAGTCCAGCAGGATCAAAGAAGCCAGTAGACGTATTCGCCTCGACCGTATTTAAAGAAGCAATAGAGCCTAAGACAATAGGATCTTGTGCATCGGTACCATCCCTAAAGAATCCAACTACCCATGATCCTTCAACTAATCCATGGGGTGAACGACCTACCCCAGATGTACCAGAGTCTGTTGTTGGCATCATTATAGTTGCCCAGGGAAGATCAGCAGTTGGCAGTAACTCTTTATTTGCTGTATGATAACCAAAAGCACGTATGCGTACTCTATTTAAATAGAGAGGATCTGCTCGGTCTTCCACAACACCGTGGAACCAAACAAACTTTGTATCCATAAAATTATTCATCGCTTGTGCACC